CCGCCGATGAGAAGTCTGTTTCTGAAGTGATCGTCGATGCGCTTAAGGCCTACATCAAGTGAGTTTGTTGAATCTGCTGGCTGTACCGATCGCTGGCATCCTTGCCCTGGCCTATGGCCGTCGTATCTTCTTCTGGTGCCTTGTTGCCTTCTTCTTTGGCTTCTGGTCGCTCTTGATCGTGCTGCTGCCCCGGAAGGAGCTGCGCGTTCCCACTCTTCCTACCTGGTTGCTCGTTTTCTGGGGCAACCGGCAGATCGCTCGAATAATGCGTCCGATTCGGGATCCGTCAGATCTGATCTAGGGACGCAGAAAGCCCCCCATCGCTTGTAGACGGCGGTGGGGGGCTTCTTAATGGGGCTTTAATCCTGGCTTAATGATCGTTTAATTATGGCTTAATCATGGGCGAATCATCCCCGAATCATGGCTGAATCATGGCTGAATCATCCCCGAATCATCCCCGAATCATCCCCGAATCATCCCCGAATCATCCGTAATCATCCCTGAATCATCGCTGAATCATCCCTGAATCATCGCTGAATCATCCGTAATGATCGCCGAATCATCGCTGAATCATCCCTGAATCATCGCTGAATCATCCCTGAATCATCCCTGAATCATCGCTGAATCATCGCTGAATCATCCGTAATGATCGCCGAATTATGGCCGAATCATCCCTGAATCATCCCTGAATCATCCGTAATGATCGCCGAATCATGGCTGAATTGCGCCTTAATCTTGCTTTAGAGCTCTGGCAATGCCTTCTTCTAGGCTGATCTTTGGCGTATAAATCTCTAGCATCTTGGTCGGGTTGCCGACTCTGTATTCGACGCCGCTTGGCTTGCCTGGGTGCTTCCTGATCGGGGCCAGATATCCGGCTTGCAACATCGTCATCTCTGCCAGTTGAATGAAAGATGTGGCTCTTCCTGTGCAAAGGTTGAGCGTGTTTATCTTGTTTTTCACCGCTTCGAATGTAGCTGCAACGATGTCGTCGATGTGGATGAAATCTCTGGTTTGTTCGCCTGTTCCCCAAACATCAAACGGATCGGCTTTGCGCTTTGCTCGCTCGATCAAGGATGGGAATGGGTAATCCAGGGCCTGATCGGATCCGTAGCCGCTAAATGGGCGCAGAACGGTGACATTGAGGCCTTCGTTCCTGGCGTATCTGGCAAGTGTTTCCCCTGTCAGTTTGGCCCATCCGTAGCTCAAGTCTGGAGTTCGAATATGATCGAGATTGATGTCGTTCTCTCGAAGCGTTTGCTTGTATGCCAAGCGCTGCAAATAAATCGGGTAGGCCGCTGAGCTGCTGAAATAGACAATGTGCTTCGGCTTTGTTCTTATGGCCCATTGGAACATATCGCTGTCGATGGCCAGGTCGGTGGCAACGGCCAAAGGGTTGCCTTCGATCGTGGCTCGGCCGCCGACAATGGCGGCTAGGTGAATAACGACATCGTATCTGGTGTCGTCCTTCTTGAAGAAATCTCTGCAATCGATTCCGTTTGCGATGTCGATTCCTGTAATGTCGTGGCCCTTGTTATCGAGCGCTCTGTGAAATGCCCGGCCTACGAAGCCGGCATCTCCTGTAATCAATATCTTCATGCGAGCCATTCTGCCAGATATCTATCGCTGCCGGTTTCGGCCTTTGCTCGGTGTCGATCTATGTCGAATATGTAGCGGTCGTTTTCGTCCAAAGCTGCGCCGATGTGGTGCAGGGTTGCTTCTTTGCTGATCGGGAATGGCTTCACCGCTGAAATGCCTTCGGCCTGCGTGTCGTAGGTTTCGTCGTGAATCAGGCAGTTGTCCTTGATCCGGGGCCATATCTGCTCTGCAAGCCAGTCCTGGTCTTGTGTGTAGTAATCCTTGCAAGCCTGCTCTTCTATGAGCTGTGCGATCTCTGGAATCGCGCCCTTGCGAGCTGCAAACATTCCGGCGCTGATCTTGTAATTGTGGCCGATCGGGTGGTCTTTCATAATGTGAAAGTCGAGCCTGCTGGCTAGAAAATCCTCATGGGCCAGGCGTTCTCTTCTGGTGAGCCTGGCGTCTGTGTCTCGGCTTAGAACCACATCGGCCTGGTCATCTGCCAGGGCCTTGAATCTCCAGAGTTTGGCTGTGTGATCTTCGGGGCCGTCGCAATCGACGAGCTGCACATTTGGAATAAGTGCCAGGGTGCTTCGCGTCCAATCTGGAACGCTGGCGCCTGTGTAGAAGCGGATCTCGTAGCCGGGGAAGTGTTTCTGCGCCAGGAGTGCGTTCTTGATTGCGCCGATCATGTATCTGGCATCGGATCCGTAGAGTGAATAAGCAATCACTTGCTTCATCGGCGAAGTTTTTTCTTGAGCGCTTCGTAGGCTTCGCTTTGAATGTAGTTCTGGTAGGCAAGCGCGTCGAATGAATAAACTTCCTGCGCGTTGACTTCCTTGTATCCCTCATCCCATTCTGCTTTGCCTGCAACCGGATGCATATGTTCAACGATCACCTCGTCTAAATATGTCAGCGCTCCTAGATCTTCTCCTAGTTTTTTCCAGAAGTTGTCTAGATATAAATGCTTCATATTTGGCGGAACCATTCCACCGAGCGCCTTTACGATGTCGCTTGTCATCACGATCATGGTTGGCAATCGCTTGCCTTGCAGAAGGTCGTTGCCGTAGGCCATTGACGGCCGCTGTTGCATCGCCGCCATCAGCTGTAAATCCCACTCGGCTGTGCGTGGGCGGTGGTCATCGCCTAAGAAGGCGAAGAAGTCATACTTATCTTGCTTTGCGATCGCGTTGGCTGCCTTGTTGATGGGGTAAGCCATTCCTCGGGTTTGGTTCTCGATCGTCATGCAGCGCTCTTGGCCTACTTCGAAGTGGTACTGATCGTGCTCCGGGTCGTTTGCGTCAATGATGAAGAGCAGGTCGCTTGCTGCTGAAAGCTCTTCGTGAGCTGCAAGCAGGGCTGTTGCGTTCATTGGGCGGCCGCGAGTTGGCACCAGGATGATCATCTTGTTCATCGGTTGCTCGCAATCTCGCCGGCTATCGCTGCGTATGCGGCTAGATCTATAAATGAATCCTCGCTCTGTGTTTGCATCAAGCGTGCAATTTTGACCAGCGCCATGCAAATTGCAACCTGCTCTGGCTTGATCTGTGTTTCCAGATATGTCGTCCAGAGTTCTGCAATTCTTTGGTGGTTTGTATGTGGGTCGCCGTACTGGTTCTGGCGATCGCTTGATGTCAGGCGTGCTGCTTCTTTAAGAATATCCCCCCGATTCATCAATTACTTCGCTCCGCGTCCGAACTCGGTTGCCTTGCCATCGAGCGCCTTAAGAACTGGCCCTGCGATCGCTGCTAGGCCGGCTACCAAGTAATTCTTCGCTGGCTGGTTTGGATCTGCTAAATAAAGAGCTGCCGCAGCTGCTGCTGCTGCTCGGAGGTATGTCTTGATAATCGCTTCAAGTGCTGGCTTGTTCATTCTGTCTCCTTAAAGTTTGGCTTTCCAAAACCGACAATGGTTACGGCCATTGATGGCTTGAGTTTGCCTCGGTTCTTCTTCTGGTAGGCCCTGATCTTACGGCAAACTTCGCCGCCGTTGCGTTGATCGCCCTTCTTGTCCGGGCTGGTGTTGCCTTCGATCGTGGTAACTGTGCCGTCTTTGTTGTCCTTGATCACGATCCCGACATGGCTGATCCGGTCTAGCGCATCTCCTGGAAAGTCAAAGAATACGATATCGCCTGGCTCTGGCGTTGCCGTAGCTGCGTCTTGCCACTTCTTCTTGTCCATAAAGGCGACCGCCCCTGCCGGGGTGTAGGTGCAGTTTGGAATTCGTACGCCGGCTTGCTTTGCCACCCAGTTAACGAAGGCGCCGCACCATGCAACATTGGCCTTCTGGTATTTCGTCTGGTTATCGGCTGGCCCTTCGATGTATCCGAGCTCGGCTGTTGCAATCTGGATCATCTTGTCTCTTTGGTTCATTTCCTGCCCCCTTTGCTTCTATTGTTTTCCAATAGCAGGCTGTATATCTCGTCGACTCTGGTTTCGACCCGGGTCATCCGGTCGTTCATCGAGCT